GGCAGGCTCCAAGGGATCGAGAGACATGATCAAGGGATCCTACAGAGCGTTCTCAGAGATCTGTGAGCTGGTGGTGGAGCTGATCAGACAGTTCTATGACATGCCGCGCACATTCAGAATCATTGGCGATCAAGGTCAGCCTGAGTATGTGGAGTTTGATAATGCTGCCATCCAGGGTGGTGTGATGAACGTCATGGGAGAGGACTTTGCCACCAAGGAGCCCGTGTTCGATATTATCGTGAAGGCTCAGAAGGCCAACCCATATTCCAGACTGTCACAGAACGAGCTGGCGCTGCAGTTCTACAATCTGGGATTCTTTAATCCTGAGCTGAGCGATCAGGCACTGGCAACCATTGAGATGATGGACTTCGATGGAAAGGAAAAGGTACAGGAGCGCATCACGCAGAACGGCACGATGTTCCAGCAGCTGCAGCAGATGCAGCAGACCATGATGCAGATGGCACAGGTAATGGCGGAGACCACCGGAGATACAAGAGTAATGGATGCTCTTACAATGCAGCAGGGCGGACAACCCGCTCCACAGCCACAGAGCGGAGTCGCACAGCCTACACAGGCAGATTCCCTGGGCAACCCGATAGAAGGCAACAGTGAGGCCGCTAAGATGCGTAGACGGATGAACAATGCTGCGGAGGTCCGGTCATGACCGAGATCCAGTACATACAGCGTAACGAGATCGTCCGCATATCTGTAGTTGGACATGCTCTATACAATCCAGGCAATGATCCGGTGTGTGCCGGCATCTCAGCGATCACATTTCAGATGCTTGCATGTATTGGAGAGCTGGAAGACGATCAGCTGATCTATGACGTTTCCTACGACATCAACGATGGGTTTGTGGTCGTGCAGTTCGACCTGGCCCCGGAAGTCGAGGAAAGATGGAAGATCATGTGGTCGGTTATCCATCACGGATACAAGAATATTGCCGATGAATATCCGGAGAATGTGACCATCGATTAGTCAACGCATTTATTTTTTTGAATGCTCTACAATCATTTACATACAATGACACGCCGGAAAGACGGTGTATAGAAAGGAATCCATGAAGAGATTCAAACTGAACCTCCGACTGTTCGACGAAGGAGCAGGCGCAGCTCCTGCGGCAGCGGGGACGAGCGTATCAGCCGGTGACGCTCCCGGCACTGAGGCGAATGCACAGGTGGACGCCACACCTACGGAACGTCCTAGCTTTGAAAGCCTGATCAAGGGTGACTACAAGGCCGAGGCTGACAAGTACATCCAGGGCATCGTGAGAGAGCGCGTCAGGAATGCGAAGAACACGATTGCAGCACAGGGGGACATCCTCAATATTGTTGCTGCGAAATATGGCATGGATACGTCAGATCTCAATGCCCTCAAGGACAAGGTATCCAACGATGATGCCTACTATGAGGACAGGGCCATGGAGGAAGGCATGACTGTCGATCAGTACAAACGGATCGCACAGGCCGAGGCCAAGAGTGCAGCTTACGAAGCAGAGATCAACCAGCAGAGACAGGAACAGTTCATCCAGAACAAGATCCAGGGATGGGCAGAAGAGGCAGAGCGGGTAAAGCAGGTCTTTCCCGACTTCGACCTTAAAACGGAGATGGCAAACCCAACCTTCCAGCAGCTTCTTGGAAACGGCGTGAATATGCAGTCAGCTTATGTGGCGCTGCATGACGCGGAGATCCTGCAAGGGGCAATGCGATACACGGCACAGGAGGTCAGGAAGGCCACTGCCAATGATATCGCGGCGAGGGGATCCAGACCGAGAGAAAATGCTTCATCTTCACAGGCTGCTGCAACGGTCAGAACGGACGTATCCAAACTTACCAGAGCAGACAGAGAGGAACTTTCCCGCAGAGCAGCACGCGGCGAGATCGTAAACCTCAGTTAACGTCAACCGGCTATCGATTGGAGATAGTCGCTGACTCCCAATAGTTAAGGAGTAGACAACATGAAGATTAAGGATTTTATTCTCAACCTGAGACTGTTTGACACAGTATTAAATGCTACTACCTCTGCAACCACCGGAAACGACCTGTCAAATGAAATGAAGGTCTATTACCAGGATCGTCTGATCGACCTGGCAGACCCGCTCCTGGTCCATGACCAGTTCGGACAGAAGAGACCCATCCCGCAGGGCAGAGGTAAGACTACCGAGTTCAGAGCTTTCAGAAAGCTGCCGAAGATCGTCACCGCTCTTGTAGAGGGCGTGACCCCGGATGGTCAGCCGCTCGACACTTACACCATCACTTCCACCGTGAAGCAGTATGGTGCATACGTGTGCCTGACCGACTTCATTATGCAGACTGCAATCGACCCGATGGCAGAGGAGGCACTGAAGCTTATCGCACAGCAGGGCGCTCTGTCTATGGACACTGTCACCCGCGAGATCATCAATGCCGGCACCAACGTCCAGTATGGCGATGGCACTGTCGCATCCAGATCTGCAATCACTTCCAGCACGAAGCTGACGGTCCTTGCGATCCGTAAGGCTGTCAGAACTCTGAAGAGAGAGAACGCACCGATGATCAACGGCAACTATGTTGCTATCGTTCATCCGGATACTGCATTCGATCTGATGAGTGACCCCACCTGGGTAGACTGGCAGAAGTACACCTCTCCGGAGCATATGTATAAGAACGAGATCGGCCAGATCGCCGGCGTCCGCTTCGTTGAGACTACCGAGGCAAAGATCTTCCCGGCAGGTGCTTACGGCACCGGTGCTGACGCTTACACCACCACGATCCCGGTATACTCCACCCTCATCATTGGTGATGGTGCATACGGTGTTACCGATATCGCAGGCGGCGGACTGCAGACCATCATCAAGCAGAAGGGTTCCGGCGGTACCGCAGATCCCCTGGATCAGAGAGCTACCATTGGCTGGAAGGCTGCCAAGACTGCAGAGATCCTCGTCGACGAGTACATGGTCCGTGTCGAGACTGCTGCGACTGTATAACTTACGGGCGAGAGGATATGCCCAGCCGAGCCGCGTGACACTCTCTCATGCGGCTCCCTTATAAGGAGTCAATATGGCAAAGAAGAACGAAGATGCAGTAATGGAAGAGCAGGTCGAGAAGTATTCCAAGGAAGACCTGGTAGAGATCCCGCCCCTCTTCTATGACAAGGAAAGATACTCAGCACCGGTAGCGGTCCTGCTGAATGGTTACAAGTATCTGATCCCCAGAGGTAAAGCCGGCATCAAGGTACCGAGAGCGGTCAAAGAGATCCTCGACAACTCCGAGTACCAAAAGCAGATGGCCACCGAGTACATCAAAGAGCACGAAGGCGTAAAGAACCTTGGAGAGTTCTAAGGGAGAGCGAGTCCAAGCGGCTCGCTTTTCTGTTAGGAGGAATTATGACATTAGCCGAATTAATTGCGCAGGTCGATGAGTTCAGACCTAACATGTTCACGAAGGAACAGAAGACCGCCTGGATAAATGAGATCGAGTCCAAGGTGGTCAAGCAGGTCATCAACCGTGCGCTGTGGAATGAGGATGAGTTCACGCCATATGAGTATGAGTTGAATGCAGAGACTGAGCTGCGGGTGCCGGATGAACACTGCGATGTGTACCGGACATATCTGTTTGCCAAGATGGATTACATGAATGCGGAGACCGACCGCTACAACATGGATTCCACGATGCATGAATCCGCGTGGAACGACTACGCTGCAGAATACAGAAGGGAGCATTATCCATATCCCCATGAAACTTCCGCGTTTATTTTCAAATATACCTAAGAGAGAACAGGTCATAGGGGCTTTCGCCGGCTTGAATGAAAAGCCGGTGATCGATGAGGGAGAGTTTGCTGAGCTGAAGAATGTCTCTGACAGATTCTACCCTGCGATCGCAACAAGGCAGCCCAGGGGCGTGGTATCAAGAACGATCACCAAGCCCAATGGCCTTTACTATAAAAATCATTTGTTCTATGTGGATGGCACCAAATGCTACTACAACGGCGAAGAAGTCTCCGGTCTCACTGTGACTGACGGAGAAAAGCAGCTTGTAGGCATGGGTGCCTATATCTGCATCTTCCCGGATAAGAAGATTTTCAATACTGCCACCGGTGAGATCACAGCTGTCAATGCTTCCTTCACTCCTTCCGGGACGATCACATTTAAAGAGCTGTCTACGGATTCCGTATTCACGAAGATCACTGCCACCAATATCGGCAATACCTTCAAAGCCCATGATGGTGTGAAGATCTCCAATGCGAACGATGCTTCGTTCCTTGTGGACGGGGAACCGGTAACCAAGGTTATCACAGAGATCGATACCAACTATATCGTAGTTACCGCATCGATTCAGAATAGCTTCTCAGGATCCTTTGAGATGAGCGCCTCCGGCAGCAACACACTGCTTAGCGCCACCGGTATCGGCAATGATTTCAAGGCAAACGATATCGTAAAGGTCGTTGGCTCCATGGACAGCGCTTTGAATGTCACCGACAGGACTGTATCCTCCCGGTCTGCTAATCAGGTAGTGATCAGCGGCTCCTTCCCATCGAAAACATTTACCCAGGGCGGAGCGCTCACTATTGAACCATATTACAGCGGCTCTGATAAGACCAAGATATCCGGCACGAATCTCAATACCATTTTTGCCAAGGGTGATGTGGTGACCATCTCCGGCTGCAGTGTCAGCGGCGTGAATGGTTCTCATGAGATTGTGATGGCCGGCACCGATTTCATTCTGATCGATCTGACTCTTACATCCAAGACCACGCAGAACTCCGGCGTTACCATCACTCGAACGAAACACAAGGTCGAGAACGGCGTGCTGAAGCGGACAGGCTTCACAAGGACAGGCGTAACTTTCTCCAGGGAATCGCAGGACTTTGATTTTGTCTGTGAGCATAACAACAGGCTGTGGGCTTGCAACTCTCTGAACCATGAGATCTATGCCTCCAAGCTGGGAGACCCTACCAACTGGAACTGCTACGAAGGAATCTCGACTGACTCCTACACGGTGACCGTCGGATCTGATGGAGACTTCACCGGCTGCATTTCTCACATGGGATACGTGCTGTTCTTCAAGGAGCAGGCGATCCACATTATGTATGGGTCAAAGCCGACCAATTATCAGCTGAATACGACCATTGCTCCTGGCGTCCGTAAAGGCTGTTCTAAGAGCTTGTGTGTTGTCAATGAAACACTGTTCTATGTGGCCCGGAATGGCGTGTATTCCTATGACGGAGCGATCCCACAGAAGGTATCTGACAATATCATTTCTGAGCTTTCTGACGCGGTGGCATGTCAGCAGGACAATCGTTATTACCTGTCCTGCCTGAAAGACGGGAAGAGAACCCTGCTGGTCTACGACCCGCAATATAAGCTGTGGGATGTGGAAGATGATACTCAATTCAAGTATGCAGCATACGGAGACGGCACGCTGCATTTCATCGATAAAGACAATCAGCTCACCACCATCACCGGCAGCAGAGATGAGATCATCTGGTGGTCCATGGATTCCGGGGACATCGTGGCGTCTGATCTGAATGAGAAGTACATATCCAAGATCAAGTTCTACTTCTCCATGGATGCGGGGGCGGAGGCTGATATCTATATCCAGTATGACATGGACCCGCTGTGGCACCGGCAGGGGACCATTCATTCCATCACGAAAAAGACCTACACCATCCCGATTCTTTCACAGAGGTGCTACAAGTTCCGCTGGAAGATTGAGGGCAAGGGGCAGATGAAATTATTGGCATGCGCTTATACCGTGGAAGGAGGATCAGAGATCAATGGCAACGTTCAATCTTTCTTCCGTCGGTGATATCTCACTGGTAACCGACTGGGCGAAACTACAGTCATGGCTGTACCAACTGAAGAAGCAGCTGCAGTACATGTTCGACAACCTCAATCCGGAAGATAACTACTCCTCAGAAGCTTATGAGAAGTACCTGGTAGACGGAGAGAAAGCTTCCAAGATCGAGCAGTCCGTGGACCACATCTCACTGGAAATGCTTACGAAGGACAACGTGGTATCAGCAATTAACTTGTCCGAGGAAAGCGTGAAGATCCAGGGAGACAAGATTTCCCTGGAAGGCTTGGTCACTGTCAACTCCTACTTCAAGATCGGATTGGACGGCAGTATTGAAGCGGTAAACGGAAAGTTCTCCGGAGACATCACAGCATCGTCCATGAATTCGTCGAATGTCACGCTTGGTGGCAGTGGTACTGCCGGCGAGCTGAATGTCCTTGATGCGAGCAATAACAATATCGGCAGCTGGACCAAGAATGGAGTCAACATCCGAAAGGGCACGTTGAATGTAGGTCAGTTCTATACAGACGATGAGTACACACAGATCGGCGGATTCTACGTAACCAATTCGGAATATGACAGAGATATCTTCCAAACCGAGGACGAAAGATGCGGAATATCTGCAGACCCCGGTTTCAGTGGTGGGTTGTGGTACTGGGCTGGATATAACGATACAGACGATTTTGATTTTGCGGTCAATGCATCGGGATTATGTGTAGCAAGAAACTTTCAGATTTTAGGTGGCGAGACTCTTGCCCATTTGATCGGGAGAGTAGATGACCTGGAGGACGCAGTAGCGCAATTGCAATGACATATACAGAAGAAGCAATTAAGGGGGCACTGATGCTCCTCAATAATATAGAAACCCATGGCATCGAGAATGCCAAACGGATCGTGATGATAGAGCAGATTTTACAGAACCCCATGGAGGAAAAGCACGATGGCAAGGACAGTGTATAAAGGGACAACCTCATATAAAGATCCCAATACCGGCAGCATCTATGTTGACTGGCAGGGAACGTCTTCGCAGACAACTCAGAAGAACAACACACCTTCTGCGGCGCAGACGAAGGGAATGCCGGGAGGGAATTCCACACTTGGTGTGATGGGATCTCAGGATATCTATCCCGGATCTCTGCACGGGCAGACCGCAGAGTCTCAGAGACAGGTCACCTATAACGGCGGAGATGCCCCCGGCCCGACCTGGACCGGACAGCAGTCTACCTTCTATAGCAAGTCCCGACCGGAGCGCGAGGCGTTCAGCCGGAGTCCTTTCTCCACCAGCGATGATACGGATGAATATTATGACCTGATGAAGCAGACCGAAGGCGATAAGCCCGGTCCGTTTGAATCCCGGTATGAGGGAGCGATCCAGTCTATCCTCGATGGCATTCTCAATCGGAAACCCTTCGATGCGAAGACGGACCCGAACTACAGCCTTCTGTATGACCAGATGCGCGAATCCTATATGAATGCCGGCAACAAGGCCATGCGTGACACCATGGGCGCTATGCAGGCCCAGACCGGTGGATATGGTTCCACTGCTGCACAGATCGCCGGTTCCCAGGCTTACGACAATTACCTGCAGGGCATGAATGATAATAACACTGCTCTGATGCAGCTGGCATATCAGATGTACGGTGATGAGATGGCCGACAGATATAACCAGCTCGGAGCTGTCACTGGCCTCGACAATACCGATTACGGCAGATACAGAGACACCGTAAGCGACTGGATGGCGGACCGCGACTACTACGCGAGAATGTACGACACCATGTACGGTCATGACTGGGATCAGTACCAGTTCGACACCAACATGGACTGGAACCAGTATGCCTTAGATACTCAGATGGACTGGGATGAATACCAGTATGATAACAACCTCGCTTATCAGCAGTCCCGCGACGCACTGTCCGATTACGACAGCGCATTTAATAAGGCGATGGCACTGGCACAGGCAGGGCAGGCTATCCCACAAAGATACGCAGGATTCCTGGAGCCTGACACACTGGCTGCGTTGAATGGCATTGCTGCGCAGATGCAGGCCGGTGCTTCGGCTGGTGGTTCTGGTGGTGGATCCGGCAGAGGTGGTTCCAGAAGCGGATCGTCTACTAAAAAGTCTGCCGCAGATGTCGATCTTGTAGATGTCATGAACCGCGCTAGAAATACAGGCGCAACTAAGCAGGAACTGAATGACATTTATAACGATATGACTAAAGAGCAGAAAACCCGTTACAACCTCCAGTTAAGGCACTGATGAAAGGAGTTTCAGATGGCCTCTAAAGCTACGGAAAAGTACACAGCAATTTATCTGAACAGCGCTAAGAAACACAATGCGCAGCCGATATATGAAAAGGAATCAGTTGCTCCTGACCAGGGCAAAATTGTTCGGGTATCAGATTCTGACATCAATAAATACAGCAAAACAACGCAGAAATATATCAAGGATTATTCCGATCAAAGAGTATCACACTTTAATCCTGCAGAAGCCGCACGTCTTCGTAAGGAAGCTGTAAATCGGATGTGGAGCCAGTATATGCGGGATGTCGATGCCGGCCAGAACGCATATAATGAAGTGACGGCGCTTCTGCAGAACAATCAAGCGCGAAAGGCGGCAGAGAGCAATCTTCAGCAGAAACTCGCTTCTTTGCCACCTGCAGAGATCAGCTCCGGTAATAGAACGAACGCTGTGACGGAAGCCTTGGCAAAGGCTGATAATATAAGGAACGGCGTGTCCTATGGTCTTTCGAAAGGCCTCGGATATAACTCACTTGTAAATGCCGCAGGCGCTGCGTATGAAAGAATAACTGGAGAGAAGCAGCCATCTCTGCAGCAGTTCAACGAAGAAGTACAGCGTGCGCAGAGGACTGCTCCCAATGCTTTCTCTGCAGGTAATGTCGCCGGCAATATCGCTTTGATGAGCAGCATTGGTGGCACTGCCAATGCCGGCATGAACGCCACAGGAGCCACAGGATTGGCTGCAAGGCTCGGAGGCAATGCTCTTACCTTTGGCGGGACAGAAGCTATCCACGGTCTCGGTGATGTGGCACAAGGCAATATCACCTCCGGAAGATACGCAAAGAATATCGGCACGTCTGCACTTGGTGGTGCAGTAGGTGGAGAGGCAAGTAATATCGTCGGAAGCCGCGTGGCAGACGTCCTTATGAAGAAGGGTATGATGACTCCCTTTATGGAGTTCGCCAGACAGACGGCTGCTGGTACTGCATTTGGTGCCGGCGACCTTGCTGCACGTCAGACTGTGGCATATGGAACCAATGACGATGCTATGAAAATGAACCGCAGACAGATGGCGGAGCAGTTGGCAACAACCTTTGGGTTCTCTATGATTAATGGTGCTATTCGCGCATTGAATACCACCGCAGAAGCCAAAGCAAATATTTCCCGCAAAGTCGATCGTGTATACGAAGAATATAGAAAACTGGGTAACTTTGAGGACGTAATTGAACCGCTCACTCCAGAGGCAATGAGCGATCTTCAAAACAGATTAAACAGTGGCGCAATTACTCAGGAACAGTATGATGCCGAAATACTGCTGAGAACCAGGCAGCACATTCCGGATGAAATGTATGTGGACCAGGCAAAGAAGATTCTCTCTCAAACAGCAGATCTACGCAAATCTATTAATAGTAGTTATGTTCCTGGCGCACAGAAGGAAATCGATCAATTCAATGCTGCCTTAGACATCATCGATGCACAGACAATGGACTTTCTTGATACTCATCAAGGAAGCGCAAACTCTAATGCCGCTTCGGCATCAGTTAATACAGCTGTAACAGTTCCTCCTTCAATAGTACCGCAGCCTTCCTCAACAGAGCCTCAGCCTCCCTCAACATATCCGACTGCTGATCAGTTGAATGAAGAGGCCGGTAGCCCGTTTGCAATATATGATGCATCCAAAGATACCGGCACTTATCTTGATCCGGAAGTAGCTGC